TCCTTCCATCTCAGCTAACCTGCCTTCAATGCCTGAGAGATCTGGTCCGCCTCTTCCTTGAAGTTCAGCTATGCTTTTTTCAATGCTAGATAGATCTGGACCACTCCTTCCTTCCATCTCAGCTAATCTGCCTTCTAATCCTGATAGATCAGTTTGAGGGAGACCTTCTTGGACCTGCCTTCTAATCGCGTCAATATCAACCTGCGGAACGTTAATGCCTTCTTGGACCTGCCTCCTAATAGCATCAATATCGACTTCAGGAACTTTTCTTCCTTCCATCTCAGCTAACCTGCCTTCAATACCTGAGAGATCTGGTCCGCCTCTGCCTTCCATCTCAGCTATTCGACCTTCTATTCCGGATAAATCAAACTGCGGAATATTGATCCCTTCTTGAACCTGTCTCCTAATAGCATCTATATCAACTTCAGGAGCTTTTCTTCCTTCCATCTCAGCTATTCGGCCTTCTATTCCGGATAAATCAAACTGCGGAATATTGATCCCTTCTTGGACCTGCCTTCTAATCGCGTCAATATCGACTTCAGCAGGTATCTGCCCTTGCAGATCAGCTATTTGGCTTTCAAGTCCAGATAAATCAGTCTGCGGAATGTTAATACCTTCTTGGATCTGCTGCCGAAGAGCGTCAATATCAATTTGCCCAGATTCCTGTAACGCTTTAATATTATCTTGAATAGCGGTCAAATCAACGCCGCCCAAATTCGCTTGGATGGAATTTTGTATTTCCTCCATGCTGGGACCGGAGTAAATATTGCCCATTTCCTCGCGCAAGACACGCATCTCTTCTTGCCATCTTGCCTCTTGAGCTGCCCTTTCATCGGCAAGGCGCTGCCGTTCAGCTTCTTGAGCTGCTTGCGCATCTGCTGCTCGTTGAGCTGCTAATTCTTCAGCCTCAAGACGAGCGGCTTCAGCCGCTGCCGCTGCTTCTTGCTGCTGTGCTGCCTCAGCCGCCGCTGCCGCCGCTGCCTCAGCTTCTTGCTGCTGTGCTGCTTCAGCCGCTGCTGCTGCTTCTTGCTGCTGTGTTGCCTCTTCCGCTGCCGCTGCTTCAGCCTCTGCTGCCGCCGCTGCTGCTGCTGCCTGAGCATATTCTTCATCGAGCCCCGGTTGTTGAGAAACAAGCTGATCTAATCCTGCTATCCCCTGATTGCTGCTATAAGTTGGCAAAAAATCAGTAGGGGAGCCGGGTCTGACGCCCCTGTCGAAGACGGGCTGATTCATCAAATAATCAGCCATGGGGCCATAAGGATCTGAGGTATAAGGATCCGGCCTTGTTCTGGCCGCCGCTAGTGCTTCATCATAACTTGGCGGCGGTGGAATTGGCGAACCCGGATCAGGCGCCGGCGGCCCCTCAAAAAAATCAGGCGGCAAAGTTCCAAAATCATCCGAAGGATCTGGTATTTGAGGCGGAGGCGGCTCAACTGGCGGCAGTGGAAACAACCAGTCATCGATTGGCGGCATTGGGCGCGGCATTGGGCGCGGCATTGGCTCCGGCAGCAGAATCCCTATGTCGCGGATTGGCTTCGTTGGCGACAGAATTTCTTCTCGCCACATCTTATTGCCACCCAACTCCTTAGCCATCTATTAATATTCCTTAACCAGCTCAAGAATAACCGTATAAGTATCAGTGCTGCTGGCGCCAATTGTGGTAAATAGAATGTCGCCGGTTTTACCAGAGCCCGCATTGTTGGGTATTCCCGTGAAATCGGAATAATCATGATAACCAGCGCTGTCTTCCGACAGGCCAATCACCAGCACATTAGCAGTGGCGTCAAATAGCAGTTGAACGCCCATACCAACACATTGCCACCATATCTTGGCGACAGTAACGCCGGTACATGCTGTGCCTGAAGAATTTGACGCTAAGGCCGAAACATCGACCTTAACGACCGCTGATTCTCCGGTACCATCAGAAATATTAGTAAATTTAAGGACAGCCTTTCTTTGGCCATCCTGAATGGTTTGCGATGTTACTGCGTCTGCCATGATTCATCTCCTTAGTTAACCGGATTAAGCGTCAGCAAAAGGAGTGACTAAAGTACCTGAACCGAGCAGTTGCCCTTCAACATGATACTTGGCACTGGCGATGGCGGTAATGCGAATAATACTTCCAGCTAAACCACCTTTAGTAGTCCCGTTCTGGGTGATCACATCATTGGCCGCGGCAGATATAAAGCTTTTTCCAGCCGCACTGTCATCTATGCCGGTGTATGAACCACCAACAAATTTATCAGTACCGTCTGTCTTAATGTCCATGTCAGTAGCGGCGGTAACGACTATGAAAGTAAACTGAGCACCTAAGTTTGCCAGTTGACCCGGATCACCTTTATCAGTGGGTTCTGTAACAACAATGCTAGGTAATGTAAATACGCCATCGGCATCATTACAAAGAAGCGGTCGTCCTGCATGGGCAGCCACAGTAATTGTCGTATTAGCTGTTAGGCTAACAACACCACTGTATCCTGCATTGATAAGACCGGCAAGCGATCTAATTGGACCAGCGAAAGTAGTCTGAGCCATTGGGTTTCCTCCTTACGAAAGGTTTCGCCCCAGAGTCTTCGTAAGCGTCCGCTGAGCCGGTCGCTGGGGCTGATTAATCTCAGTCATTTTATTCTAGGCTAATCGGCGAACAAAAAAAAGGGGCCGCAGCCCCTTTATTTTTGTAGATACCTTTCCAATCAGTACAACCGATTTACTGGAAAGTTAGTGTCTACTATCGCTAAGCGCCTTGTGAGCCGTACAATCCTCTCCAATCACTCCATCCAAAACTATAACGCTCGCGAGCTTTATAGCGAATGTTGCCAGTGGTGAAGTCAGGCTCCATGCTAGTTTCCATCGAAGTTCGTTGGAACATCTTCAAACCTTCGCCTTGCTCTGTGACCGAAGTCAACAGGAACCAAGCATCTGGGTCTGTCATGTAGTGGTTAACCGTATAACCGCCGGGCAAGACACCAGTATTGCGGATAGCGTTAATATCGTTGTCTGCCGTTCCAACTCTCTTGTCAGAGTTTAGGATACGGTCGGCAACAAATACCAACTGAGGCGGAATAATCATCTTGTCCGCTTGGACACTGATGGTTAAACCTCTGTCATCCGTAAATGTGCTGATATCAATGAGAGAGTCTTCAAGCGAAGTCTCATTCAAATCTGCCATGGTAGTAGCTCGGTTAGCTGCCGTTCCGCCGCCTGCCAGTGGGTGAGCGGTGTTTATTAAAGACACCCCATCGCCACCAGTGTAGCTGCTGGAAAAAGCATTATTAAGAACGTCAGCGCCTTTCACCTCTTTGGTGTTTGACATTGAACGTGCTAATGCTTTGACATACCGCTTGCCTAAACTATCATAAAGATTATCTTCGACCGCCTCGTCGGTAAGGGCGAAGGCGAGCGCGATTGTCTCATGCGTATATCTTGCTGTGTAAGACTCAGAAGCGTTGTCGAAAACAACCCCCTGACCCTCTGTTTTTGTTGGTGCTGAACCAAAACCGGTAATCAGAACCTCTTCCTCGAATGCACGCTGAGAATCTTCTATTGCGTAGATCTCCTCGTATTCTCGGTCATAACTGTCGTAGCTCATGCCGAAGAGGCTGTTCAAACCGGGCTCAAGCTCTTTAGCGAGCTGTGCGCGTGAAATTGCCATGTTAGCCTCCTATGCTAAGCCAGCGCCTTTGACGCCCATGATATGGTTTTGTATTACCACCATCACGTTCGTATTAGCGGTTGCGACATCGTCGTTATCCGGGTCTTGCGAGATGTCTATTGCTTTTAAAGGCAACGTCGTGGCGGTTGCGCCAGTCGTAACATCAAGCTCCATATTCGAGCGTCCAGAATAAGTATCACCAGTAGTGCTTTGATCGACAACGTCAAAATTGCCAAACAAATCCGCGACTGGATAAGTATCGTCTGCTTGAATTTCAAAAACCACATCAGGATCATCAATTATAAAGGCGATGATGTCTGAAGCGACAATTGATCCGGGGTAATAGTTCTTGTAGACCTGTCCACCTGTTGTGGGGTCCGTGTACTGACACCCGTTGAGCACACCAACGAGAGGAACAGTGCTGGAGGCTGCTGCGCGTGATACTGTGCCGCCTGTCAGTTGCTTCACCAAGTCACCTTGGAAAATAGCACCTGACTGATTGCTTGCTACACGATAACGCGATTGACCACCAGAATACGGAGCACCACCCATCATGCGGGAAGGGCTTAAACCGAATGCGGCGTCTTTATTCGCCATATCCTATCTCCTTATCTTCTGCCAAAAGTTACTGAAGTTTCTCGTTTCGGATCATATTTAACATAACGGCCATCGGCATTTGATTCATTGAACATAGTATTGTCCAAAGCATCTTTTGCTTCTCGAGCTTTACCTTCATAGTAGGTATTTCGCTCATCAACCGTTTCATTCGGTATTATCGCCAACAAGAGTCCTTCATTATATATGACGCCAGCGTGTCGTCCGCCATCCATGGTGGGTAACTGCCATTCTGGGGGAAGGTCAGAACCCTTTACAAGTTCCCAGCCTTCGCGCAAACGTCTGCTGACATTCGCCCTATCTTCAGTGCCCAACATGCTCTCCCTGATCCACCTGTAAGTAAAACCCGGTGGAGGCGGGGGAGTTTCCAGCTTCCGAACTGGTCGCCACGGTTTTCTTCGAGCTTGTTTATCGTGCGCTCCGCTTTCACGCGATGAGCGAGCTGCTGCTTTATTCTCTGTCATTTATGACGCCTCCCTTTGAGCAATTTTCTGCTTCTCTATCGCCACCCGTTTAAGCCAAGCTTCCTCGGACATATTGTGCGGCTTTAGACCACGGAGCCTTTCAACTTCTGACTTGTTA